TTACGCAGGTTGGTATAAGTCATTGAAGCAATGGTGGACGCACTAGGGCTCGAACCTAGGACCCGCTGATTAAGAGTCGCGTCCATTAGTTTTCATACTTTTCAGGGGATAATAAATTCAGCGACTTAGGGTTTCATGCTTCCCATTGGATTGCATAAAGCCTCATATCTTGTTACCTAATTTGTTACCTATCGGGCTTCAGGTAACAGGACATTCTATGCTCACCGAAACCAAAATTGCAGCCATCAAGCCCCCGACGACCGGGCAAGAGGAATATCCCGACGTCAAGGTGACGGGGCTTCGCCTTCGCGTCGGCGCTGGCGGACAAAAGACTTGGACCTTGCGTCGGCGCGTCGGTGACAAGGTCATCAATCGAAAGGTGGGCAGCTATCCCGCTACATCGCTTGCCAAGGCGCGGGAGGCGGCGCTCGGCATGATCGAGGCGCTGGAGGCAACCGGCAGCACGGAACCGCTAGAGCGGACATTCAAGCAGGCTGCGCAGCGATGGCTTGATGACAAGGCCAAGCGCAAAAACAAGGGCTGGGAAAAGCAGGAACGCCAACTCGAATTGCACGTCTATCCGGCCTTCGGAGGTCGTGCGTTGCGGTCGATTAAACGCGCCGAGGTCCGCGACCTGATCGCGGCGCTGGAGGGCGACGTGCTGCCCAATCGGGTGCTGGCGCTGGTCAAGACAATCTTTCGCTACTCGCTATCTCAGGGCTGGATAGAAGCCTCGCCGACCGAGGCCATGGAAAAGCCCATGCCCGAGAATGCCCGCGACCGGGTATTGACCATGGAGGAACTGGCGCGGGTCTGGAACGCATCGGAATTACTCGGCTATCCCTACGGGCCATTTACTCGCCTGCTGGCGCTCACTGGCCAGCGACGGGGTGAGGTCGCGGCGATGAGGTGGAGCGAGATTGACCTCGCCGCTGGCACGTGGAGCATCCCGGCGGGCCGGACCAAGGCCGACCGAGCAAATCTGGTGCCGCTTTCGGCAATGGCGGTTGACGTGCTGGAGCGCCTGCCACGGCTCGGCGACTTTGTGTTTTCGACCAATGGCGAGACTGCCATAAGCGGCTTTGCAAAGGGCAAGTCGCGGCTCGACCAATATCTTGAGACGCGCGGGGAGGGGATAGGCGAGTGGCGCTATCATGACCTGCGCCGATCCTGCGCAACGCATATGGTGCGCCTCGGCATTGCCGAACTGGTGGTGGGCCGCGTCCTCAATCACGTGGTGCAGGGCGTGACGGGCAAGCATTACGCCTTGCACGCCTACGCGCCGGAAAAGCGCCATGCGCTCGAAGCGTGGGCGGCTGAGATTGACCGCGTTGTGAACGGCGAGCGTGCCGATAACGTGGTGCGCATCAATGGATGAGCGCGACGACATCCGGTTGGATGACGAGGACACCGTTGCGGCGGCGCAAATCCTTTCGTGGATCGCGCGACCACATCGGCCCGAGAGCGCGGTTAAGGCGCTTAATCACTGGTATTGGATTTATCATCGCAAGGCCGGTCGAGACCTTCCCGATATACCCTTTGCGCTGGAGAAGCCGGGACGGCTTGAAAGCCCCATGTTGCGATTGCAGGCGGAATGTCTGACTGCGTTTAGAGCGGGGCTATGGCTTCAATGGACAATCATTAAGGATGCGCCCGGACCAAGGCTCGGAGGCGCGCGCCATGGTGTTACCTCACTGGCGGCGCGGCGGGTGGGTATGGATGATCGCGGCAATGAGATTGCCAAGGTCTGGAGCAAGCGCAAGCCGGTTGCTCATATGTGCCTCGCTGCTGGCAATGCGATAGGCCGACATCACCGGGAGCGGGACTGGAGAGGCTTCGGCCTGCCGGGAGCGATGTTACAACCGTCATGGGTGAGCGAGGCTATCGAGCAATCTGAGGAATGGGCGCACACGGTTTCGCGCCTGCCCTCAGCGTGGCCGACAATCCGGTTCCACCGCGACTAGGGACAATCTTTCATATCAGGTAAGGCCTGAACCTTCCCATAAATACCGTGACGCCCATTCAAAACAGGAGCGTCACAAGTGACCCAATTCCTAACCCCGAAAGCGGTTTGCGACCGCGTGGCAATCAGTCGGGCAACTCTTGACCGGCTTGTTGCTGCTGGACGCTTTCCCGCGCCGATCCGGCTGACCGAGCGTCGGCTGGTTTACAATCAGGCCGACGTGGAAGCGTGGATGACCGAGCGGCTGGAGCGCGCCTGATGGATACGAAAACCCCCCCTGCCGGGTCGCGTGGCAGGAGGGCTTCGGTATCCATTGCGGCGGATGCTGAATCTCTTACCCCCAGACGCCGCAAACTGCAAGCCAACCAAGTAAGCCGCTATCGGCGCGCTGTTGCTTGCCCTCCGTTTGGAGCCGCGCAATGAGTGACCTTGCTTTTCACGTTCGCAGCTTCGTTCCTGACTGTCAGGATGGCGAGGAACTGGAGCAGCGCGAGGCTCTTCTAAAGGCCCGAGACTATGCGGCAATGCTGCGAGGTCGGACTGACAGCCCGATTGCGACCAATCACGCTATCGATGCTCACGAGTGCGCTGGTGCCTATGTGTTCGCCGACGTGCCGGTCGCGCGTCTCAAGATCGCGGTCGGTTACTGCCGCGCGATGGTGCAGGCCGCTTTCCTCGCCGACCACCTAGAGCGGGAGGCGGGCCTGTGATGTTTGACGACTTCACCCGCAATCTGCCCCCCGAGGTTCGGGACGAGGCCGACGCTATGACGTTCGACGCCTTCGGCCCGGTGCTGCCCGACGCATCTCCGAACAAAGCCCCGGCAGGGACCCGTTTCGCCGAGATCAAGCGCAAGCTGGTGCGGCTCGACGCAATCAAGCCCGTGCTGGAGGTCAACTATCTTGTGAAGGGATGGCTCAGCGCGAACGGGCTTTCGATGGTCTACGGCCCGTCCAATGCGGGCAAGACCTTTGTGGTGCTCGACCTCGCCATGCACGTCGCCGCTGGAGAGGCTTGGAGGGGCTGCAAGATCAATCCCGGCCCGGTGCTCTACATCGCGGCTGAGGGCGGTTCCGGCGTCCTTAACAGGCTGGCGGCGTTCAAAGCTGAATATCCGCATATGGCCGACGCGCCCTTCTACCTGTTGCCGATTGGCGTGGACCTGCACGGCAACGGCGATGCGAAAATCATCGCTCACTTGCTCGGCGACCTGAGGCCCGTTCTTATCGTGGTCGATACGTTGGCCCGGTCGATTGGCGACGGCGACGAAAACACTGCCAAGGATGCGGCAATGTTCGTGCGCAACTGTGACCTGATCCGGGAAGCGACCGGCGCTCACGTCCTCGTCATTCACCACACCGGCAAGGAAGAGGAACGCGGCGCGCGCGGATCGTCTGCCCTACGCGCTGCCGTGGATACCGAGATACTGGTCGGCGCTGATCATCGCATTGCCAGCAAGAAACAGCGGGACATGATCGCACCCGGCGACCTGCACTTTACGCTGCGCACCATCACGCTCGGCATGGACAAGGATGGCGACCCGGTGACGAGTGCCGTGGTCGAACCGACCGACAAGCCTTTGCCCATTCGCAAGGCGCTGAAGGGCAATGATCAAGTCGCGATGACTGCGCTCACTGAGGCGCTCGACAAGCACGGGCAGGCAGGAACCGGCGAGGACTATCCCCGCTGCCGTATCGTCGCGGTCGAACACTGGCGCGAGGCTTGCGACGCTCACGGTCTCACCACCGGCTCCAGCGAGAGCGCAGCACGGCAGGCCTTCAAGCGCGCCAAGGACAAGCTGATGAATCTCGACGAGGTGCGCGAGTTTGGCGGTTACGTCTGGAGGGTGCGCGATGATGCATAGCCTCCACCGTGACAGCCGTGACATGTGCGTGACATGTGCGGGCCAGTGTTACCGTGACAGACGTGACACACCTCTAGGAGGTGTCACGATTGTCACGCTGGCGGACCGCAAGCCTGTAGTGGTGCCAATGCCCCCCTTTTGCTTGGGCCGCTGCACCGACGCCCCAACCTCAAAAGCTACACACACTGGGAGTCACGGATGACGCAGGAACAACTCATCCAGTCGTTTCACGCGAGCCTGTTGATCGACGTCAATGATGCGGCGCGGGCTGGTCTGCCCCCGGCACATATCGCCGACTTGCTGCTGATCGCGTCGCTCGAAATCGCGGTTGCCATTCATGGCGTGGCGGAGGCGAAAGCTGGCCTGCTGCTGGCGGCTGACAATATCGGGGGTGACGCATGAAGCGCGCCAATCTTGTCAAGCGGTTCTGCCGTTCGCTCAAGGTTCCGACGGGCAGGCTGGCAGGCGAGTCAGTTAAGCTGGCCCCGTATCAGGTCCAATTCATCGATGGGGCATTTGCCGACGGCATCAACGTGGGCGTCCTGTCTGTCGGGCGCGGCAACGGCAAGTCGTCAATCTCGGCGATGCTTTGCGTCGGCGAACTGGTGGGCGCGTGGTCGGATGCACCCGAACGCGAGGTGATCATTGCGGCCCGCACGCAAGAGCAGGCCCGCATCGCGTGGAACTACTGCGTCTCTTTCATCGGCACGCTGCCCGAGGACGTGCAAGAGAGCGTCACGATCCGGCGGCAACCCCGGTTTGAAATTCAGTATGACGACGGCAACGGCCCGCACCTGATCAAGGCAATCTCTGCCGACGGCAAGAGTGCGCTCGGCTCCAGCCCGACGCTGGCAGTGCTGGACGAGCGCGGGCACTGGCCAATCTCTCAGGGTGACGAACTGGAGGCGGCGCTGCTTACCGGGCTGTCAAAGCGTGACGGCAAGGCCCTGATCATCAGCACGTCGGCCTCGAATGACATGCACCCGTTTAGCCTCTGGCTGGATAGGGAAGCCCCCGGCGTTTACCGGCAGGAACATCGCCCGACGCCTAACCTGCCTGTCGATGATAGCGATAGCCTGCTGATCGCCAACCCCGGCAGCAAATATGGCATCGGCCCAAGTATGACGCGCCTGCAGGAGGATGCGGCCCTTGCGCTGGCGCGCGGCGGTTCTGCCCTGTCGCGGTTCCGGCTGCTGTCCCGCAACGAACGTGTTGCCGAGGATAATCGGGACGCGCTGATTGACCTTGGCGAATGGCTGAACTGCGAGACTGACACGCTGCCACCACGGCAAGGCCAGGTTGTTATCGGCATCGATGCGGGCGGCTCGGCGTCAATGTCCGGGGCTGCGTATTTGTCGGCTGGAGGCATGGGCCGCGTTCGGCACGGTGCCGACGCTTGATGCACGCGGGCAGGCTGATGCTGTCGGCGACCTCTACACGATGATGCACAAGCGCGGCGAACTGGCGCTGATGGGGCAAAAGACTGTCCCGCTGGCGGCATGGCTGCGCCGGGTGCTCGATCATGTGGAGGGCGAACAGATCGCGGCAATTGTCGCGGACCGGTTCAAGCAATCCGAAATCAGCGACGGGCTGGCAGAGGTCGGCAACCGTGCCCCCGTCATCTGGCGCGGCATGGGCTTTAAGGACGGTTCCGAGGATGTGGAGCGGTTCCGGCGCTACGTGTTCGACGGCAAGCTGCAGGTCTCCGAGAGCGCGCTGCTACGTCATGCCATGGCCGAGGCGGCGGTTTTCATCGACCCGGCGGGCAATTCCAAAATCGTCAAAGGGCGGTCGATGGGCCGCATCGACGCGGCTTGCGCTGCTGTCCTCGCTGTCTCCGAGGCATCGCGCATCATGGGCCGCCCTCAGCACAAAGGAGGACGCATCGCATGGGGATGAAGCAAATTGCATCGCGGCTGATCGCACGGCACGGGCAGGCGGCAACGCTGCTGCGTCCCCTGCCAATGATCAATGATGGGTTAGGGTTCGTTCCTAATCCCGACCCTCCTACGCCTTATCCCGTCACCGTCCTGTCGGCGACCTACATGGTCGAACTGCAGTTTATCGCTAGCGGCTTCGTGGAGATGACGGACCGGCGGGTTTTTGTTGCTGCTGATGGCCTGACTGTCACCCCGAACACAATCGACCAACTGCGCATCGGCGGCGAGGTGCTGCACATCATCCGCGTCACCTCTCTGTCACCCGGCGGCGAGGTGTTCTTTTACGAATTGCAGGTGCGCGATGCTGTCTAGGCGCAAGGAATATGCCCGTCATTCGCGGCACGTCACGCGCGGCCCCCGGTGGAAGGCCTTGCGGCTGCAGGCGCTGGAGCGTGACGGCTGGCAGTGCGTCCAGTGCGGAACCCATGTCGGGCTTGAATGCGACCACATCAAGCCGGTGCGGACGCATCCCGAACTCGCCTTCGCGCTGTCGAATTTACAGATCCTTTGCGGGCGCTGTCATGCCCGCAAGACGCGGTTGGAGGTGGGGCACGCCCCGCTGCCAGCCAAACGCCAGCAATGGCGCAATCTGCTGCGCAACATGCAGCTCTCCTCCCCAGAAATACAGGACACTTAGACCATGTTGGAATCTCTCAAAATCACCCGGCGTCAGTCGGAAATCCGTCAGAGCCTCGCCGAACTGGCAGGCAAGGCCAGCCCGACCGAGGACGAAACCCGTTCGATGGAAGCGCTCGACAAGGAATATCGGACGAATGAAACCCGCTATCGCGCGTCCCTGATCGCCGAGGACGAGGAACGGCGCGAAGCCGGGGCCGAACTCGAAACCCGTTCGGGCAAGGAATGGGCCGAGATGGCCAGTCGCTTTGAGGTTCGCCAAGTCGCGCTTGCGCTCGACGAGGGCCGCAATCTCGACGGTGCCACTGCCGAGATGGTGCAGGAATTGCGCAGCAAGGGCGGCTTTCAGGGCGTCCCGGTGCCACTGGAGGCGCTGGAAACCCGTGCTGGCGAAACCATTGCCAGCGGCGTCCCTAACCCGCGTGAGACTATGCCGATTATCGAACGCATTTTTGCGTCGTCCTCTGCGACCCGCATGGGCGCTCGGATGATCAATATCGGC